TGTCCAAGATGACGGGTGGGTATTGAACGGAAAGAACTTCAAGCCTGAATACTATGACTACGATTACATAGGTGCACCATCCCACTGTGCGTTTGGTGAAGGCAACCTGTACCTCCAGTTTGCGTGGACACAGGCAACAGAGCCTGTCAAGGTTGTCCAGAATGGTGGCTTCTCCCTGCGTAGCCGCAGATTCTTGGAAGCCTGTAACAAACACGGCATCGTGCACTTGAACAGCAATGAGATACACGGCTGGAATGAGGATGCACAACTTTCAGCCATATTGAAGCCCGTCCTTCAATCTTATGGTTATAAGTATTGCCCTGATGACATTGCCAAACACTTCAGCATGGAGTATGTCGGCTTGGGTTTTCATGAAGAGAACTTTGACTTTGGCTCTTTGCTTGGTCATCACGCCCAGACAAGGAAGTTAGTAGACACTAACCACATAGTTGTTCCCGCTGACCCTATGCAAAGTTTTGGGGAAATAGACTTTCTGACGTTTTTGGCGCAATCAGGCTACACCGTGGAGTACAAATATGACCCCGTTGTCCAAGCGTGAACTGACAAAACACATGCAGCGGTTCTACGCTGACAAGGAAAGAGGCATCTCTATCGCCCTTTTTGCCGAGCTTGCTGGCATAAGTACGGGGCATTTCCACGATGTGTTCATCTACAACCGAGAACCACTCACTGAAAACGTCCAGCGCAGGGTAAGTAAAGCCTACCAACAGTGGAAAGCGGGGAATGTGAAAGTCATGAAACGCCGTGACAACACCCGATATGTGGACTACAGGAAAGAATCTCAGCCCGTGTTTATGCCCAAAATGGGGCTACAAGTAACGTCAGACGGCATAAAAATCAAGGTTGGGATGACAAACAGGCACGATTACAGCGAAATTTCACTTGACGAAGCACTAAGGGGGTAATATGGCAGTTCTACACGACTATTTTTGTTCTGAGCACGGTATCTTTGAAGGATGGGACGCAAAATGCCCCATGAAGATATGCAAAGGGGAAATTAGCAAGGTTTTCCTCAAACCAGTGGCTATGAAGTCCGACAAAACCAAAGCAACGGACAAAAACCTCAAGCAACTGGCAATTGACTACGATATGACCGACATCAAGTCCACCAAAGAGGGTGAACACCAGACTGGCTACATGAAACGCAAGAATAAGCTCACTGACAAGCAGTTTGCAGAGGCTACAGACGCAATTCAAGCCCAGAATCAACGGCAAACCCGCCCTGGCGACTCCGTCATCTGGGGTGGCGGGGGCAACATCAACATGAAGTCCGTCATGGGTGGACAATTCAAATCTGTTGCGGGAGAATCGGTCGGCATCAACCCCAAGGCGGCGGGAGACTTGCAAGGGCCGAGGGCAAGCGTGGTCATGAACGACCATGAAAACTTAAAGGTGAAGTAATGCGTATACCCAAGAACCCAGTTGACCGTGAACGCTTTTATCTCGACTTGATTGCAAAATGTAATGTCAGTCGGGAAGAGCGCAAAGTAGATTACGCCTCCCTGCGTTCTTGGTATCTGTTCGGCAACGGCCCTGATGACGTACCCGCCCTCTACAACAAAATCTACCCGCACATTGACCAACTGACCTCGTTCCTCTACTCAGCAGAGACAACAAGGTTCAGCATCAACACTGGTGCGGCTGTGCCCGACCAAGAGCACATCAAGATTCCAGCCCTCACCCGTGCTCTGCATGACGAGTGGCTCAACTCCAACGCTGACCAAGTGTTCTCCACCGCCGTCACATGGGCACTGGACTACAACACCACCTTTGTCAAACTGGTCATCAACAACGGCATTCACCCGTACATGGTTGAGCCAGGCAGCATGGGCGTGTTGCGAGAAGACATCCCGTACTCTGACCGACAAGAAGCCATTGTCCAGAGTTACTACATCACCAAGTCAGAACTCTACGACCGCCTGTACAGCCACCCCAAGCGGGAAGAGATTGTCAAGCGTGTCTCCTCCACACAGCATGAAAGAACTGAAGTTGCCAACGGGGTGCAGCGCATCATCATGTCGCAGTCCAACCCGACTATGTACGGTAACGTCAACCTCGACCTGAACGGCAATCCCAAGTACAAAGCCACTGTCGCTGAAGACACCGTGGAGATGATTGAACTCTGGGTGTGGAACGATGAAACCAAGGACTACCAGGTAGTCACCAAGGCTGACCCTGATGTCATCATCTATGACCGAGCAGGAGAGTCCATGTTCTTGAAAGGCGAATTGCCTTTTGTCCAGATTTGCCCCAACCCTCTGTACGACTACTACTGGGGTGCGTCCGAGGTGCAGCGTCTGGTCTACCTCCAGCAGTTACGCAACAAGCGCATGACTGAAATTTTGGACATGCTGTCCAAACAGGTCAGCCCACCTACCGCCTTGATTGGCTTCACAGGCATTCTGGATGAGAAGAACTTTGCTCTCAACCGTGCTGGCGGTTTGCTAGCAACCGACATGCCTAATGCCAAGGTAGAGAAGTTAGCACCCACTATGCCGCCAGACTTGTTCAAAGAGATTGGCGAGATTGACCTGATGTTTGAAGAGGCATCAGGTATTGTCAGCGTCTTGCAAGGCCGAGGCGAAGCAGGTGTACGCTCGTCTGGTCACGCCTCACAGCTTGCTCGTCTGGGTTCAAGCCGTGCCAAGAAACGTGCGCTGGTGATTGAGGACAGCTTGGAGAAGCTGGCTACCCTGTACCTCAAGTGTATGCAAGCCTACGACAAGACACACCTGACAGACTTGGAAGGACGCAAGTTCATCCCAGAACAGTTCACCAAGGACTATGTGGTGAAAGTGGACGCTCACTCCAACAGCCCGATTTTCATGGAAGACAGCCGCAAGCTGGCGTTTGAATTGTTCCAAGCGCAGGTCATTGACAAGGAATCCTTGCTTGACTTGATTGAACCGCCGATGAAACAATTGCTCAAGGAACGGCTGAAGAAGATGGAAGAGAAACAGGCCAAAGCTCAAGAGCAAGAGCAAGCTCAAAAGCAACAGCAGCCGCCCAAAGCAGAGGGTAAACCTGAACTGAAAAAGGTGGGATGATGGCAACACAAGCAATGACAGCCCCAAAAGCTGACCAGCCACGGGCATCAACAGATTCGCTGAAAAGAAGCGAAGCGAGTCCTAACTTGACAATGCGTCAAACTGGGTATAAAACATCGTATGGGAGGAGTCAACGGGACTCCAACCGCTCACAAACCAGGAGTTGAACATGTACAAAATGGCAAAACGTGGTCGTAAGCACCGCCGTTAATCGGTTTCCGAAAGGAAAAAAGGGTGTGGCTGCCTCCCCTGTGAAGTAGGTGACCGCTGCTAAAGGAGAAATACCATGGCACGCAAAGCTCGCAAAGGCCGTAAAAGCCGCAAGTAATCCTTAGGGATTTGTCTTGGGGGGCAGACATAAAAGCCCCCCACCTATTGACAAAGTGTAAGTAAGTGGTTACAAACACGGCAAGGAGTGATTATGAGTGTTCCAACAGATAAGTTGATGGAGTTAATGAAAGGCAACCGTTCAGCGGGTGCTCCTGCTCCTATGCCAGAAGAATTGCCAACTGGCGCAATGTCTGATGCTGAAACACCTCCGATGGCATCCCCGATGTCCACACCTGAGCCAAAGATGGGGAGCAAAGAAGCTGCTCTCATCAACATCAGTATGGCAATGGACTTGCTGGAGCAATCTCTCCCTGCGTTAGGCTCAGAGTCAGCCGAGGGACAAAAAGCCTTGAACGCCATTCGCCAACTCAGCGGTCTGATAGGCCCACGAAAAGGCAAGACCAACGAACTCCAGCAGTCTGAAATTCTTCAGATGCTCCAAACCTTGCCACAGGCGGGTGGTGCTACCCCTGAAGGTAAAGCAATGGCACAAGCACCTATCCCTGGTATGCCCCCACAAGGCGGTATGCCTCCTCCTCCCCCAATGTAAGGAAACATCATGGACTTATTCAAGCCCCGTGGCGCAGCCGCACCCCGCCGCCCTACTGACAACAATCAGCAGCATGGCGTAATCACCAACACCCCCCGCTTCTCTCAACTTGGTGGCTTGAGTGCCCCCAACAAGATTGGCAAGATGGGCATGGCTGTTCAAAAGCCTGGTGACGGTAAAAAAGTCATCTAATCGTATAAAGAGGGTAACAAAATGTCATTAGAAAATCTGTCCTTAGAAGCCCGTGACGAGTTGGCAGCACTTGCACAAACTCTTGCGGAAAATCCCGACACTCGCAAAGATTTCTTGCGGATGACCAAGAAGGTTAAACCCGACTTGCCAATCCCTGAACTCGACATCGAAGACTACACACACCGTGCCGTCAGCAAGTCTGAAGACCGTGTGCAAGCCTTGGAAGCCAAAATTCGTGAGAAAGAGGCAATGGAGGAGTTGCAAAAACGCCGCCAGTCTCTCATGCGTAAGGGTTTGATTTCTAACGAATCAGAAGTTGATGACGTAGAAAAAATCATGTTGGAGCGTGGCATCACAAACCACGAAACAGCAGCCGAGTACCATCAGTGGATGAAGCAAGCCGCAGTGCCTACTTCAACTGGATACAACCCAAGTGCTGTCAAGCAATTTGACTTGAACAAGTATTGGAAGAAT